CCGACCGGCCGGCAGAAGCTGCTGAAAGACGCCGCGTGGGCGAAGCGGCTCGCCACCGAATCGGTGACGCAGATCGCTGACCGCGGACGCCGGCTCCGCGCGATCGAGGAATAGGCCGCAGGGTGGACGCCCTGGACGTGATGTACGGGCTCGTGCTGGAGAACGGCAAGGAGTGGGGCGTTGTCGCGGCCACGTTCCAACGTGCCGACGCCGATGCGATCTTCGCTGAGAACGGGCCCCGGTTGCATTTCCTGACCCGCGGCCGCGGCGGGTCGAAGACGACCGACGTCGCCGGTGTGTGTATCGCGTGGCTGCTCGCTGAGGCGCCGCCGCTGGCCAACGCCTACGTCGTCGCGGCGAACACCGAGCAGGCGACGATCCTGATCGACGCGATGACGGCGCTCATCGGGGCGACCCCCGGCTTGGATGAGGCGCTGACCGTCGAAGCCGAGCGGATCCGCGGTGCGAACGGCGCGACGGTGCGTGTCATGGCCCAGTCGGACTCCGGGTCGTGGGGCCGGCGCGACACGCACCTGCTGATCCTCGACGAGTTCGCGCAGTGGCCGGAAACACGCGGTGCGAAACGCGTCTATCAGGCGGTGCGGACCACCGTGCAGAAGACACCGGGCTGCCGGCTGATCATCCTCACCAGCGCCGGTGAGCCTTCGCATTGGTCGCACGGCATCCTGGAGATGGCGAAGGAAGACAGCGGCTGGCGCGTGTATGAGGCGCCCGGGCCGGTGCCGTGGCAGTCGAAAGCCGAGATCGAGCGGCTGCGCCGCGAGTTCGCGAAGACCGACCCGAGCGCTTTCGACCGGCTCGTGCTGAACAAGTGGACCGAGGCTGAGGACCGCGCGATCCGCGTCGAGGACTACGACGCGGCGAAGGGCCGGCCGAGCCGCGGGCCGATCCCCGACGTGAAGTACCTGATCCTCGTCGACATCGGTATCCGCAACGACGCGACAGTGATGACGATCGCGCACGCCGAGCCGCTCGATGCGGAGAACCCTCGCGGCGCGAAGCGGCTCATTGTCGACCACATCGAACGTTGGAAAGGCACCCGCAGCAAGCCGGTGCAGATCCAAGCGGTTGAGGACTGGCTGGCACGGACCGCCCCGAAGTGGAACCGGGCGACGGTGTACGGCGACCCGACACAGTTCGTCGGCGCGATGCAGAACCTGAACCGGCGCGGTGTGCGTGCTGTGGAGTTCCCGTTCACCACCACGAGCGTCGGGCAGGTCGCGGCCGCGCTCGTCATGGCGTTCCGGAACCGGCAGATCACAGTCCCGCACACCCCGGCGCTGCGTGAAGAGCTCCTGCGGGTGCGGTTGCGTGAGACGACCCCAGGCGTGACCCGGCTCGACCATGACCCGAACGGCCACGACGACCAGGCGGTCACGATCGGCATGGCCGCGCACATCCTGCTCGCCGGCTCCTACAGCCACGGCGAGGCGTTCCTTGAGTACCTGCGCAAAGACCTCGAGAAGACAGCCGCAGGCGGTAACCCTGACCGGTTCCGCAACCCGTCGCTCGGGCGCTTGCAGCACGCGCAGCGGCTTGCGCGCCAATCCGCTGCATGCGACCACCGCTGGCGCGGCGACCGGTGCGTGATGTGCCCAGCGACGCGCACCCCCGAGCCTGCGACCACCTAGGAGGACCACGTTGGCGTTCACCCTGCGCCCGCGCCCCCGTCAGGTGGCGCTGGAGACCGTCGAGCATGCGGTGATGGTCGCGATGCGGCCGGACCGGCTCACCGGTGTGCCGCAGGCGCAGCGCGCCGCAGTCAAGCAGGTCGCCGATGTGCTCGTCGCCGCCACCCGCCCGGAGATCCCCGCGCGGCTCGGTAAGCCGCTGCAGCCGATGCGCGCGGTCGATCTGGCGCGTAAGGCAGCGCAGGACCTCGCCCCGACGCGCCTGGTAGCGACGCCGGAAGTCATCGAGGTCGCGATGCGCCGGCAAGGCCTGGACTTCGTCGAGCCGTTCTCCCCCGGCCGGCCACTGACCCCGTTCATCGGCTACGACAAGCGTCCCCGGCAGTACAACTACATGCCGGGCCGCAACATCACGACCGACACCCGGCCGAACCGGCTGCCGTTCGACTCGATGAAGCAGATTTTCGAGGGCTACGACATCGCGATGATCTGCGCCCGGCACATCATCAACGACATCCGGTCGATGGGTCTGCTGTTCAAGCCGATGGACGGCTACCACGGCAATGTCGCCGCTGAGCTCAAGGAAGCGAAGCGGTTCCTGCGTAAGCCGGACGGCCGCCGCAACTTCAACACCTGGTTCGCGGCGTGGGCGATGGATGTGCTGCGTTACGACGCCGGGTGCTTGTGGAAGGAACGCAACCGCGGCGGCCAGCTGACGCATCTGAAGTACATCGACGGCACGACGATCATGCCGCTCATCGACTTCTACGGTGATGTTCCTGACGGCGACGCGCCCGCCTATCAGCAGATCATTCAGGGCATCCCGTGGGCTGACCTGAACGCGAAGGACGTCATCTACGAGCCGCAGTGGCCGGTGACGGAGTCGCCGTACGGTGTCGCGCCGATCGAAACGTGCCTGATCAACGCCAACACCGATGTGCGGCTGCAGATGTTCTTCCTCGAGTTCTTCACCGAGGGCGCGGTCCCGGAGATGCTGCTGTCGGCGCCGGAAGGCATGAGCGATCCCGATGCGCTCGCCGAGCTGCAGGAGACGTGGGACGCGTGGTTTCAGAACAACCAGAAGGGCCGCCACGGCGCGTGGTTCATCCCGGCTGGTGAGAAGCCGTTCGTCTACAAGCCGTACACGTTCGACCCGAAGCTCGCCGAGTACGTCGCGCGTCGCACGATCGCCGCATTCGGTCTCGTGCCGCAGGATCTCGGCATCCTCGACCAGGTCAACAAGTCGAGCTCGGAGAGTCAGGTCGACACGCAGTTCCGGCTGACGACGTTGCCGAACACCGAGTATTACGAGGCGATCCTCAACGAGGTGCTGCAGGACGACCTGCAGTTGCCGATCGCGGTCACGTTCGACACCGGCCGTGAGCGTGAGGACCGGCTGATGGAAGCGCGCGTGCACCAGGTGTACGTCGACATGGGTGCCGAGTCGCCGGATGAGGTTCGCTCCGATGTGCTCGGTAAGCCGGTCGATCCTCGGCTGCGGGTGCCGCGTTTCATCGACAACCAGAAGCTCGGCCCGATCACGCTGGAGTCGCTGGAGTCGCAGTCCGGTGACATCGACCCGGAGACACTCGCCCCGGTGCCGAGCAGTGTCGTGCAGCGGCCGCCGATGCCGCTCGGCCAGCCGCTGATGACGCCGGCCACCCAAGGCGCGCAGCAGGCGGCGCAGGCGCAGCAGGCTGGCCAGCAGGGCGCGGCACCGCAGGCGAACGGCGCGGGTACGCCGCCGGCCAAGCCGCAGCCCAAGGTGAAGGCGAAAGCCGACGCGAAGGCGAAGCAGGCGGCGAAGGCGACCGCGGTGGCCACCGAGCTCGCCGCGTTCCGCCGGTTCGCGAAGCGCCGCGTCGATGCCGGCCGGTGGCGCGACTTCACGTTCGAGCACCTCGACGTCGACCTGGCGGCGCAGCTGAACGGCGTGGGCCGCGACTCGTGCGCGAAAGCCGCTGGTGAGCCGCCGATCGCCGGGTTGGCGTTGCGGGCCCGCGACACCGGCCGTGTGCTGATGCTGCAACGCGCACACACCGACGACGACCCGGCCGCCGGCGCGCTGGAGTTTCCCGGCGGTCACCTCGAAGACGGCGAAACCTCTGCCGGCGGTGCGATCCGCGAGTGGGAAGAGGAGACCGGCCTCGACTTGCCCGACTCGGCGACGTCCGTCGGCTCGTGGGATTCCGGCAACGGCATCTACCGCGGGCACGTGTACGAGATCGGCTCGGAGTCGATGCTCGACCTGGCCAACCGTGACATGGGGGCGAACCCTGACGGTGACGGGTTCGAGGCGATCCTGTGGCTCGACCCGGCGGACTTGTCGATGAACCCGACGGTGCGCCGCGAGCTTGCAAATGACGCTCATCTGGTGACGTCGGCGCTTGGCCGCGCCGCGAAAGCCGGTGGTGTCGGCCCAAAAGCGCAGCAGCAGCAACGACGCCGCAGGGCAGCGACTGCTGCGAGTAGCACGACGTCCGGGGCGAGCGGCGCGGCGTCGGCGCTGCGGCCCGGCCCTTGGGGACACCTCGAGGCGTTGCTCGTCGCGCACTGGACGATCGCGATCGCCGGTGCTCTCGCGACCGTCATCACCGCGAGCACGATCGCGCGCCGGTGGCTGCTTGAGCACCAGGGCGTCACGAACATCCCGGCGAAGTCAGATGCGGCACGCGACCTGGCGCGGTCGTTCGGCCGGCTACTCACCTTCGACGACAAGGCGTTTCGGGACACGCTGCACGAGCTGTACGTCGACGCGTACCTCGCCGGCGGCAAAGACGCGCTCGAGCAGACCCCGGACGCGCACGGACCGTTCGTCGACGAGATCAACCGCATCGACTGGGGCGCGTGGCAGCCGGGGCATCCTGACGCGTCGCGGCTCGTCGCCGATGGTGGTTTCCAGCGGCTGCTCGACTCTGTCGGCGTCCGTATCAAGGGCATCGACGACACGACCAGGAACCTCATCGCGAAGGCCGTTGAGGATGGCCTCGCGCAAGGATGGTCGGTGCAGCAGATCGCCGACGCGATCGACGCCGCGTTGCAGGACCCGAAGCGCGCGCACCTGATCGCCGTGACCGAAGTGAACCGGGCCATGTCGGCGGCGAGCGCGGCGATGTACCGCGATAACGGCGTGCCGATGTGGGACCTGCTCACCGCGGCGGATCCGTGCCCGATCTGCGCGGACATCGCGGCCCACAACCCGCACCGCTGGGGTGACGGGACACCGCTCGCGCCGGAGCATCCGCAGTGCCGGTGCGCGATCGCCCCGCACTACGAGGAGGGCCCGTGATCGTCGGCGTGGACCTCGACGGCACCATCGACGCCGACCCGGCGACGATGCAGTCGCTGATGACCGCGCTACGCGCTGCCGGCCACGTCGTGATCGTGATGACCGGGTGCAGCACCGACCAGCCGACGCAGCAGGATGTTGCCGACAAGATCGGCTACCTGAACAGTCTCGGGCTCGGTCACTGCTGGGACGAGATCGTCGTGTTCCCCGCGCCGCCGCACAAGGCGAAAGCGAAGTTCTGCCGCAAACGCAACGTGTCGCTGCTCATCGACAACAACGCCAAGAACGCCAAGTTCGCGAGCGAGTTCTGCACCGTGCTCGTGCCATGGAACAGTCTCGTCGGCGAGAAGGAGAAGTGATGTGCCTCTCCTGCGGGTGTGACCGCCCGGACGACGCGCACGGCGACTCCCGGCATATCACGCTGACCGACCTGCGGTGCGCCGCTGAGGCGGCCGGGATTTCGACGCAGCAAGCCGCCGCGAACATCGTCGCGACGCTGCGCGACGCCGGCGCGGTCAAAGCCAGCGGCGACGACGTGGCGTGTTTCGTCGTGAAGTCCGACAGTGACCGGCGGTTCACCCTCGGGCTCGCGTACGGCGCGAACCTGCCCGACGTCGGCAAGGCCGCCGACGGTTTCCAAGACTTCGCTAACCAGGATGTGCTCGAGGACGCCGCGTGGTCGTACATGCAGAAGTCCCGCGAGATCGGGCTGAACCATGTTGACGGCACGGCCGGCCACGGCACCGTCGTCGAGAGCTATATCTACCGCGGCCCCGACTGGCATCTGAAGGCCGCTGACGGTTCCGACGTCGTCATCAAGGCTGGCGACTGGCTCCTCGGCGTGCAGTGGGACGCGCCGACGTGGGCTGACGTCAAAGCTGGCAAGTACAACGGGTTCTCTCCGCAAGGCCGAGCGAGGCGACGTACCCCCAGCGCTGAGACGCTGGCCAACCTCAGGAGCAGGTAGTCATGGGAATCACCGAGTTCGAGTTCCTCGAGCCTGAGCGTGTCGACGCCGTCGGTAGCCCGGCGAACGGCACTGCGTGGCTGATGCTGAAAAACCTCGACAGCTGCCTGTCCGCCGACGGCCTCGTCAAGTACGTGTCGGCCGCCGCGCGCCGCAAGTACGCCGATTCCGGTGTCGCGATGCCCAACGGTGACTTTCCGATCCCGGACGAGGGGCACCTGAAGTCCGCGATCGGCCGGCTCGCCGAGTACACCGGCGACAAGGCCGAAGCGAAGCGGCACATCATCGCCCGCGCTCGTGCGCTTCACCTGACCCATCTACTGCCGGAGGAGTGGCACGTGAGCAAAGAAGTCGACCACGCGCAGGGCGAGCACCAGACCGAGGAGCTGTGCGCGCCGGAGGGTGCGCCGGTCAGCGAAGTCGCCGACGACGGCGGGCAGCGGCCGGCGGTCGCCGCGCAAGACGACACACCGCCGGAGGACGGCGGGCCGGGCGACACGGCGCCGGACAAGGACGTGCCTCGCGGTGAGGCCGACTCGCAGACCGACGGCGCGCAGAAAGCAGACGACGTCGACCTGACCGGTGATCACGCGGACGCGTCCGACGACGACGGTGGCCGCGGTGAGGCCACGTCGCAGACCGATGAGGTCGAGAAGAAGAAGGGCAAGCCGATGTCGGCGGCCAACGGCTCGGCGGAAACGCCTGGCAGCCGTGCTTGGGAAGCGCACGACATCGCACTCGCGCAGCAGGCGGTCGAGGCCGCTCAGCGCACATTGGAGCTTGCGCGTCAGTTCGAGGCGCGCGAGAAGGCGGAAGCGTCCAAGGGCGACGCTCCAACATCGAAGGAGATCATCGACATGGATCGCGACGAGCTCATCAAGCTGCTGGACGAGCGCGACGAGGTTCGTCGTGCCGCCAAGCAGGCCAGCAAGGACAAGGCCGCAAAGAAGGCCGCGAAGCGTGAGGCAGAGGCTGCCGCGAAGGCCCAGGACGGGCAGTCGGCGACGCAGATCCCCACGGCGGACTTGAGCAAGAGCCTTGCCGACATCAGCGAGACCGTGCAGAACCTGCAGAAGCAGGTCGTCGCGATCGCTGAGCAGGACGCACGTCCCCGTCCGATGGTCAACGCAGCGGGGGTCCCGCGCGGTGGCGAAGGCTCGAGCGTGTTCAAGGAGCTCGACGCCGCAGTCGACAACGCGCGCAACGAGACCGAGCGGCGTGACGCTGCACGCCGGCGCACGATGGCGAAGCTCATCGCCAACCCGGAGCCGGGCCAGGTCGCGACGATCTCAGGTCGCGGAACCCCGCTGATCACGAACCGTCGGGCGTTGCCCGACGACCAGCAGGTCATCGGCGTCTAACACCCGTTCTGCCCCACGCGGGGCCAACCCGAAAGGCCACCCGTCGCGGTGGCTTTTTTCATGCCCCGACGTCGGCACGGACCCCGCGTGAGCGGGGAGAACAGGAGATCCCCCAATGTCTTGGGGTGCAGACGTTCTCGGCGTCACCGAGGACACCTTCAGCATGATCAAGGCCGCGACCGCCGGTATCGACACGACCACCGGCATCGCGGGTATCGACCTTCTCGACGACATCATGTCGTGGGTCCCGGTCGACGTCCCGTTCTTCAACTCGGTCCCCCGTGGCCGAGGCAAGGGCGCGACGGCGGCGATGTTCCAAGTGCTGCTCAACCTCAACTCGAGCCAGCCCGACGGTGGTGTGCCGAAGAGCGAAGCGGCGCCGGTCATCAACATCCAGAACCAGTGGGTGTACGCGCCGTACGCGGCGGTCGGCGCGGGTGGTCTGGTCACGTGGGACGCGATCGCGCAGGGCGCTGACTACGCCGACGTGCTCGCTGTCGACACGCTGCAGACGATCAACCAGCTGCTCATCATGCTGGACCGTCACGAGCTGAACGCGCAGAGCTTCGCGTTGCCGGCAATCGGCACCCCGACGCTCGTCTCGGCCAGCACAGGCGGCACCATCGGTGCTGTCACGGTGTACGTGAAGGCCGCGGCGCGGTCCGGGATGAACTGGTACTACGGCGGTTCCGGTGTGGCCTCAGCGGAGGCGAACACTGGCGCGTTGACCGGTTCGACGAACTCGGTGACCGCATCGGTGCCTGCGGTGAAGGGCGCGACCGGCTATGACTGGTACGTCAGCACCGGCGCCGGCACCGAGAAGTACTACACCACTACCCCGACGAACACCGTCACCATCACGTCGGTCCCCGGCACGACACAGAACGTGCCGACCGGGTACGCCGGGCTCTACAACGCCGGGCAGCCGGGCCCCGCGTCGGTGCCTGTCGCCGACACGTCGTACCAGACGTACTGGGGGAACGGGCTCGCCGCGTCGATCCTCGGTGACTTCTCCGCATCACCGGATCAAGCGCTGACCCCGGGCGCGACCGCGAACCTGGTGACCCCCGGCTCGGGTGTCAGCCAGGGCGCGTACTGGAAGTCCCTCAACGGTAGCGCGCTGACTGTCTCCGGTGCGGCGCTCGAGCAGATCGACGACATGAACCGGTCGATCTACGACACCTACCAGGTCACGCCGACCCGGATGCTCATGGGCAGTCAGGTGTTGACCGACATCGCGAACGCGGTGTTGGACAACCCGCAGGCCGTGACGTGGCTGGTGCCGGACGACAAGGTCGGTCGCGGTGAGGTCGTCGCTGGCGGTCACGTCGCGACGTACCTGAACAAGACCGTCAACGGTCGGCCGATTCCGCTGCACCTGCAGCCGAACCTGCCGCCTGGCCGCATCGTCGCGGTCGTCGACCAGCTGCCGTTCCCCGGATCGAATGTCACCGCTGCGCTGCAGGTCCGCACGCAGTACGACTTCTTCCGGTTCGACTACGGCGCGAACCGCGCTGCAGGCGCCAACGGTGGCCCTCGGTACGACTTCGAGGTCCGGTCGATGCAGGCGTTCATCAACAAGGCTTCGGCCGTGATGGGCGTTTTGGACAACATCGGCGCCGGCGCGTAGCGGTCGGTCGCTTAGTCGTCCCGGTGCGGCGGTCCGCTGCTCCGTGCCGCCGCACCGGGACTTCCACGGAGCAGCAACCCCAAGAAGGGATTTCCATGTTCATCAAGCAGTTTCGGTCCGCGTGGGCTCGGGTGCCGGATCCGCTTCGGCCTGGCAAGCGGACGTCGGAAGAGCGTCTCGTGCCGACCGGTGCGACGTCGATCTCGCACGAGGACGAGCGGTACACGGCCGACGAAGCCGGTTGGTTCGATGTGCCGGACCATGTCGGTGCTCATCTGCTCAACTTCCGGCACCCCGGCTCGGAGCGGTTCTACCAGCCGCACGATGTGAGCGAAGACGTGCGTGAGTCGCTGCCCGCGGGCTCTTCGCAGCCCACGATCGACGCGATCGTGGTGCAGGCGATGCAGGCCCGGATCGCCGAGCTCGAGGCCGAGGCGAAGGCGAAGGCCGAGGCGGACGCGAAAGTCGAGGCGGACGCCAAGGCGAAGGCGGCCGCTGCCGCCGGCGCGAAGGCCAAGTAAACCGCTGTGAGGGAGAGGGTTGGTGAGAGCGCATGACCCAGCCCTACTCCCCCACGCCGTTCGCCACGCCGGTCATCAACCCGGCGGTCGGGGGTGCGGGCGCACCGATCCCGTACCTGTCGATCAGCCAGTACAAGTACGCGCCAACCGCGATGGACACCTCCGACCTGGTGGTGTCCGGGACCGCCGCCGACCAGGACCGTGCGCTTGCGGACACGCTGCGCCGCGCGTCGGCGTGGGCTGACCGGATCTGCTTCGGCGCGGACGCCGCGGCTAAAGGAGCGAGCCTCGCCGCCACACTGTCCGTGCAGGTTGCGCAGGTCCCGGTCCTCGGCCGCCAACTGCGGCTCGTCTGCGACTACAAGCCCGTCATCCAAGTCAACGGCATCGACCTCGGTCCGTCGATGAATGCTCTCGCACCGCTCGCGGACCCGACCGGGATCCGTATCGGCCGCCGCACCATCTACGTGCCGCTGTCGGCCGGCATCGTCGGCCGCGACAACGGCGCGTTCACCTTCTCAACCGCAGGGTCGTCCTACGCGGTCGTCTGGTCGTACGTGAACGGCTACCCGCACACACAGCTCGCCAGTGCCGTCACCGCCGGGTCGTCGACGGTCAACGTCGCTGCGACCGACGGCGGCACCGGTCTGCTCGGTGTGCTGAACGGGATGCGGATGACGATCGTCGACGGGGTCGACACCGAGACATTCGTCGTCGCGAGTGTCTCAGGGACGACGATCACCACCGCCACGCCGCTGCTGTACGACCACGCTTTGCCCGCAGCCCCGGACTTCCTGCCGGTCACGTCGATCCCATCCGACGTCGAAGAGGCAGTGATCCTGTTGTCCACGGTGCTCATCAAGACCCGCGGCGACAACAGTCTCGTGCTCGAGGAGCTCACCGCCCCCGAGAAGGAGCAGGACAGTGGCGGCGACGAGTTCACCGACCTGAAGGTCGCGATGTCGATGCTCGCGCCGTACCAGGTCCGCATCAAGGCCGGCCGGTAGTCGATGGGACGCGCCGCTGTCCGCCAGGCGGTCGCCGAGTACCTCAGCACCGCCGGTATCACCAACCTCGGGACGGTGTTTCAGCACCCGCCGAAGTTCACCCCCGAAGGGGACTTCGTCGCGAACAACGACCCGGGCCACACTTCCGGGGCGGTCATCTTCGTGCACCTGCGGGAGCAGAGCGAACGGCGGATCGCGCTTGGCGGCCCGACGTCCGGTCTGAAGATGCGCGCCTACTCCGTCGGGCTGGTGTGCGTGTTCCGGTCGAAAACCGCTGACACGCAAGACGTCGGCGCGGAGAACGACGCGTTCCTCGACTCCCTCGTCGAAGCGATCCTCGCTAACCGCAACGCCGGAGCGCCGGACGCGGTGTTCCAGTGGGGCGAGGGTGACGATGTCGGCGAGGCGGATGTGCATGTGAGCGCTGAGATGCCGCGGCCGTTGCGGTTGCAGGCCAGTCAAGTGTTCTCCGTCGTCGAGGTCACCGCGCTCGAGCTCGTCAACCACTGAGCCCATTCCTCGAAAGGGGTCGCTCGATGCTGCACCGCGTCACAAATACCCACCATCTGCGACGCACCTGGCCGCATCTGGTCAACGCCGAGACCGGTACGACGCTCGAGCTCGGCCCCGGCGAAAGCGCCGACGTGTCGCTGCCGGAGAAGTTCAGCGACCCGCACCTGTCAACCGCCAAGCCGAAGGCTGCGGCGAAGAAGGACGTCCAACCGCCGGTCGCCGCGCCGGCCGTTACCGAGGAGTAGCAGATGACCCGGGTCGCCTACGCCACCCATCAGACCGAGCTGCTGCTCGGGATCGAAGCCACCCGCGGCACGCCTGCGACGACTCTGTTCGCGTTGCCGGTGAAATCGCCGAAGTACAAGCCTGACCTGAATGTGATCACGGACGACACGTTGCAGGGCAACATGACGAGCACGCAGGATCTGATCCGGGGCCTGCGGTACGACTCTCACGGCTGGGACTCGTACCCCTACCTCGACTCGTTCCCGGTGCTGTTGCGCTGCCTGCTCGGATCGGCGGACACAGTGACAGCGGCGCCAGCGAGTACGACACTCGCCGCGCCCGCCACCGTCGGTGCGCTGACGGCGTCGATCACCGGTGTCGTCACTGCCGGCCAATGGATCGTCATCGGCACGGGGGCCGTCCTCGAAACGCACCGCATCACTTCGGTCAGCGGTATCGGCCCGTATGTGGCGACACTGGACTATGCGGTCAAGTACGCGCACGCGAGCGGCGAGACAGTGACCGGGCTGACGAAGCACGAGGTGAGCCTGCTGAACAACGCCGGGTCCGGTAACCAGCCGCCGTCTGCGACGATCCTCGACTACGACGGTGAAGAGTGGCGGCAGATCACCTCCGCGCAGCTGGACAAGCTGACGTTGAAAGGCAACGCGACCGGTCTCGTCGAGTACACGGTCGACTGGATGGGCGACCCGGCGACCACGCCGAGCACGCCGAGCACGTCGTTTACTGATGTGCGTGCGACACCCGGCTGGACGCTGAACGCGGCGGTCGCCGGCACCGCGATCGACCACCTCGTCGACTGGCAGTTGACGTTCGCCCGCAAGGTGAAGCCGATCCCGGCGTTGACCGGCACGCAGAGCTACTACCTGTTCTTCGCTGACGCGATCGACGTGTCCGGGAAGCTCACGTTCGTCGAACAGTCAGGTGCGCCGGAGCTGACGCAGTACCTGGCGGGCACGCAGGAATCGCTCGACCTGTCGTTCTACGACGTCGCGAGCGGCTACGCGATGCGCGCGCACTCCAGCCGGGCGCAGTTCAAGACCGGTGAGCTCGACCGGAGCAAGGAGTATGTCGAGGCGACTCTCGACATCGAGCTTCTCCCGTCGGCGGCCGACGCGTTGGCCGGCGGGAAATCACCGATTCTCTTCGATGTGGCGAACGCGCAGATCACCGCCTACTAGGAGCACCACGGAACGGAGCAGACACCTTGACGACAACGATTGACATCCCCGGCGGCCAGGCGACGTTGTTCGGCCCTGGGGAGATGACGGAACGGCGCAGGCGGCTGATCCGCAGCGCATCGATGGCCGCCGCGCCTGTGCTGATGAAACTGCCGGCAGACCTGCTTGAACGCCAGGAGCAGGCAGTGAAAGCCGCTGCTGCCGACCCCGGGTCGGCGGAAGCTAAGCAGGCGGTGGAGGCGGCGGCCGCTGCCATCGACAAAGCGCTGAAGGGTCTCGACCTGTCGATGGCGGACGGCGACAAGCTCGGGCAGATGCAGGACGCGGCGATCGTCGCGCTGCTGGTGTCGTGGACGCGTCCGGAGCCGCTGCCGACGATGGACACCGTCCAAGACCTCGACTGGGCGCTGTACGACGCGCTGGCCGAGGCGACGAAGTCTTCCGCGGCGGCGGTGGCCCTAGCCGATGTCGACTTCTCGCCGAACCCTGACCAGGGTTCCCCTACTTCGCCCTCAAGCGACTCCGATGGGCGCTTGAGGGACGCGCAGGCGGGGTTGACGCCGACGTCGCCGACCGGTGGCGAGAGCACATCTACCGAAAGCTATATCCCGGTCTGACGCACGAGCAGTACCTCGAAGAGCCGGCGCACGTCATCGACTGGGCGTTGGAGTTCGGCGAACTCGATGCGCAGATCGCGGAAGATCAGATCAAGGCGGCGCGTAATGGCCGGTGAAGGCGAAGCGGCCGCGGCGATCGACAAGCTGATCGCCCGGCTTGATGTGGCGACAGCTGCTGGTGTGATGGAAGGCGCGCTCCGGTTGGAGGCGCTGGGGCGGGCTGCGGCACCGATCGGGCCGAGCCACGGCGGGTATTCGCCGGGCAGCCTGCGCCGGTCGTTCCGCACTGAAGGTCCGACACCGCTGGGGTTCGCCCGCTACGTGGCGCGTGTCGGCCCGACGACGGTGTACGGGCGTATCCGTGAGCTCGGCGGCCACATCTATCCGGTGCGCGCGCCGATGCTGCGTTGGCGTGACGACTCGGGTGTGTGGCATGCAGCGAAGCACGTGTACCAGAAACCGCAGCCCTATCTGAAGCCGGCGACGATGCTGATCCGCCGCGACTTCAACCGCATCATGCGCCGCCATTGGGCGGACGCGATCCGCAGAGTGTAAAGGTCCGCTGGCGCGACGGCGGTGACCAGACTGGGAGGTGTTCGTGGCTAACGGGTACCTCCCCCCTGTGGTCGCCACGCTCGGCGGGTCGGCCGTGGACTTCATCGCCAAACTGCGTGAGGCGAAGGGCCTGCTCGAGCAGTGGGGCCGGTCCGAGGCGAAAGCGACTCTCGGGCTGGAGACGGCGGGTGCGATCGCGAAGTTCCGTGCGTTGAGCGCGGCGTTGTCGCGTGAGGGCATCACGGTGCCGCTGAAGCTGCACTACGACGCGGTGTCGTGGGCGCGTGAGGCGGCGCCGATGGCGATCGCGGATGCGATCCGCGCGAGCTCGATCCCGATGACGGATCTGCGGGCCGCAGGCGGCGGCGGCAGCGGCATCCTCGGTGCGCTTGCGGGTGCCGCTGGTGGGCGTGCCGGCGGCGGTGCGGGTGCTGGCCTGTTGCGGACGTTGCTGTGGGGCGGCGGCGCGGGTGGTATCGGCCGGTTCGGTATCGGCGCTGGTATGGCCGGGTTCGGTTCGCTCGCGTCGTTCGCAGGGCTGGGCCCGGAGCATCTGCTGATGACGCTGGGTGGTCTTGGCGGGTCGGCTGTCGGTGCCGGTATCGGTGGTGGCCTGCTCGGGTTGGGCGCAGCCGGTGTGACCGGTGTGGGGATGCTCACCGACGCGGGCGGTATCGGGCAGGCCGCGGGCGACACGAAGAACGTGGTGCAGGCGCAGAACGCGCTCGCGCGGGCGATCGCCGTGTACGGCGCGAGCAGTACCCAAGCTAAGGACGCGCAGGCGCAACTGAACTACACGCTGGCCAGCTTCTCACCTGTCGCGAAGCAGGCGGTCCTGGCGGCGGCGAACACCGCGCAGGGCTTCAAGGCGATGTACGACAAGGTGACTGGCACCGCGGAGAAACTCGGCGCGCAGATCATCACGCAGGCGATGCAGGTCGGTCAGAAGTTCCTGCCGACACTCGGCAAGTACGCCGCGAAGAATATGGGCATCATCCAGTCGTCGCTGCAGCCGTTGTTCGACTGGCTCGGCCGGTCCGGCAACAATGGTGGGCTTGGGATTTTCACGAACCTGGAGCGGATTTTCTCGTCCCGCCTGCCGACCGCGATGCAGGCGTTCGACCAGGGTATCGAGCTGCTGCTGCGCACGATCAACCTGGTTGCCCCGCAGACCGGCGGGATGGTCGCTGCGCTGGCGAAGCTGACGACGCATTTCAACGGCGCCGGCTGGTCGAAGTGGGCGTCGGGTGTGAACCACCTGATCGGCTTGTTCCGCACCTGGGAAGCGTTCATCAAGATCCTCGTCGCGGACGTGTACCAACTGTTCCACGCCGACGCCGGTACCGCGTCGGGGATTCTGCAGTCGCTGACGGCGATGCTGACGAAGCTGCACGCGTGGGAAGCGTCCGCTCAGGGCCAGTCGTCGATGCATTCGGTGTTCGAGACGCACAAGCAGGAGATCCTGGCGTTGCTGCAGCTGCTGCCGAGCTTGGTGAAGGGCTTCGGCAGTGTCTACTTGACGGTCGCGCCGGCTGTGACGAAAGCGCTTACGGCGGTGCTCAGTGCGGTTTTGCCGGTGCTGAAGGCGTTCACGAGCAACCCGTTCGGGGCGTGGGTCGTTGGTCTTGGCCTGATCGCCGGGAAGCTCGGTCTGCTGTCCAGCTTGTTCCGCAACATCGTGCCGACCCTGGGGCGTGCAGCTGCTGGTTTCCTCGGGTTGGGTGCGTCTGAGAATGTGATGGCCGAAGGTGAGGTCGCGGCGAGTTTCGGCGCGCGTGCGCTGCAGGTCGCGCTCGGTGTCGGTGTGCTCGGTGTGCTGATCGGTGTGGGTCTCGGCGTGTACGAGCTCATCAAACACTTCGGTGTGCTGCGTGGCCTGCTGATCGTCGGTGCTGCTGCTGTCGGTGTTCTGACTGTCGCCATGTGGGCGTTGGACGCAGTGCCGGTCGTTGCGCTGATCGTCGGCATCGGGCTGGCGGTCGCCGGGCTGATCGCGGGGATCATCCTTCTCGTGACGCACTGGAAGCAAGTGTGGTCCGACATCAAGAAGTGGTCGGTCGACGCGTGGCACGCGATCGACAGTGACGTGATTCAGCCGATGGGCCGGTTCTTCACCGGAACGATCCCCGGCTGGGTGAGCGCCGCCGGGGGTTTCTTCGCCCGCATGTGGCACGACGTCGCCGGCTATTTCAAGAACCTGTGGAATGAGGTGACGACCGGGATCCTCTCGTGGTGGAACACGACCGAGACGTGGTTCGTGAACCTGCCCGGCAACATCATCAAGGCGCTCGGTGACGTCGCGCACATCTTGTACGACGTCGGCATGAAGATCATCCAGGGCTTGTGGGACGGCATGAAGCACGTCTGGAAAGACGTCACGAGCTGGCTGGGCAGCCTCGGCGGCTGGATCAAGAACTTGAAGGGTCCGCCGAGCAAGGACGCGGTGCTGCTGGTCGAGAACGGGCAGCTGATCATGCGTGGTCTCGGGGTCGGGTTGCGGCAGGGCTACGCGACGCACGTCATGCCGGTGCTGTCGAGCATGTCGGGCCAGATCAATGGGCATGTTCGTGCCGGTATCGGCGCCGGGATGACACCGCTCGGCGCTGCCGGGTCGTCGAACGACTCGTCGCGGCTTCTCAAGCAGATCCTCGCCGAGTTGCAGGCGCAGACCCGCAACGGGCAGGAGCAGTTGAAGACGCAGAAGTCGAGCCTTGACCGGCAGGCGGCGCTTCCGGGGACGGTCGTCCGGGCGGTGCGTAGTAGCCAGTCGCAGCTGGTGGCGGGTCTTCGCGGGGGGAGTTTGCGGTGAGCGGTCCGTCGACCGGTTATCTGACGAGCTGCCCGAGCTGCGGTTGCCAGTTGGTGCCGCATGTTGGTCAACCGCAGAGCGCGCCGTGGCTGTGCGGTAACTGTTCCCGCGGCTGGTGGGTGGCCGAGTTGGCGCAGGAAGCGCGGGCGGCGTGGGACGGCGGCCGGCGTGATTTCGGTTTCCCGGGCCGGGTCGCGATTGGGCTTGCGGTGAAAGCTGAGCACGCGGCGGCGCATGAGCGTGGCGATTCGGTGCACCCGTCGATGCGGGGGCTGCCTGGTGTGGCGGCGGCGTTGGCTGCGTGGCGCGCGAGTAGGGGTAAGCCGTGAGCGCGAAGTACACGCTGGCGAGCAGTGGCTCGACCTACGACCGGCTGCAGAACGTCGATAGTTGCCTGATTCAGCTGTCCGACGGGACCGACGCGTTCCTCTACTTCGACCCGTCGTCGAGTAGCTACATTCTCGCGTACTCGTCGGATCATGTGACGGTTAACACGGTCGCGACGCTCGACACGGGCACGGGGGGCGCATCGTTCTCCCCCGGTGGCGAGCCGCTGTGTTTCGCGCTTGTGCGCGACGCGTCCGACAACCTGTTCGTTGTCGGACGCCATTACTCCCCGTCGGGCTATTTGCAAGTGCAGGCTTTCAAGAAGGGCGCCGGGTATTCGTGGGCGGCGCAGGCGGCGCTCAACGGCAACGTTGGCGCTTCGACGCCGCTGTTTGGTTTCGCGGCTGCGTGGTGCAACACGGGCGGCGGGACGAGCTCGGCCGGGCATCTGATGGTTCTCGTTGCGCCGGGCGGCGGAACATCGGTCAACCTGTACGCGATCTGCGACGCGGGGGCGGCACTCGCCGGCTCGGGGACCATCGTCACTGCTTTCGGTCAGGGCGGATTCCTCGGTTCGGGCAGCAACGCGTCCGCAAGTAACATCGCTCTGGCCACCGATGGCTTCGGTACCCCCTCGGGGGTCTCGGCAGTGGGGATCAACAGTCAGCTAGTGGTCGGGTCTTGGAGCGTTACCTCGGCCGGTGCGCTCGGTACTAATGTGGTGCTTACGAACTCGATGGCGACCGCGAGCCTCAGCTCGAACACGAAGGTTCGCGTGTTGCGGGTCTCGTCGAACCTGTTCGCCGTGCTCGCACCGTCGTATACGACGAGTGGCGACGTGGAGATCGCCCGGTTCTCGGCCACTGCATCGCTGGACGCTTCCCCGGCGTCGACCGGGCAGGCGGCCGCACTAGGGGACCCCGGCACCTATCTCGAGTGGGATACGTTCGTCGACCCGGCGACACCTAACCGGCTATGGATCATCGCTCAGAAGGCGCCGAGCGGCGGCGTCGCGCAGGTTGTGCGGCTCGGCTGCACGGTGTCGTCGAGTGTGGCATGGGATGGGGCGGTCACAAACGACGACTCCCTAACGGCGACCGGCTTCCTGTCGGGGCAGGGGAACCTGCGGGTCGTGACGCAGCCGGGGATGGTCGTGTCATGGCAGACCGTACTCGAAACGTCGAGTTCGCCGGTGACGTACGGGCTTGCCGGCGATTACACGCCGTTCGCAGCTGCACCATCCGCACCGTCGCTGCAATCGCCGAGTAACAGCAGCTACCTCGACGCGGCGTCCGGGGTCACCTTCGCTGGCCGCTACAACTCCACCGACGGTAGGAACCAGAACGCGTACGCGCTGCGGCTGAAGACATCTGGTGCCTACTCCTACTGGAACGCCACCACGTCCGCGTGGCAGTCGACCATCGTGTGGAACGCGATCTCAACCGCGCCCGGCGGCACATTCACGGTCGGACCGATCACCGCCGGCATCGCCGACGGGTCGACCTACAACTGGTCGATGGCGTCGCAGGAATCCGGGGCGAACCTGCAGGGCGCCTTCGCTTCCGACTTCACCTTCAACGCCCAAGCGGGGCCGGTGCTGAACGTCAGCGGACCGGGTGGCTCAACCCCCTCGGCGCAGCCGACGATCACATGGACCGCGACTCCCGCTGCGGGCGCTTCGATCACCAACTGGCAAGCGAAAGTGTTCTCCGCAGCGCAGTACAGCGCGGGCGGTTTCAACCCGGCGACGTCCACACCGACGTGGGATTCGGGGCTGCAAACCGGGAACCCGGGCTCCGTGCAAGTCGGCACACCACTCGTGAACGGTGTCACCTACCGGTTCTACGTGCAGGTCACCGAAACCGGCCCGGTGACGTCGAACTGGATCTACTCATCCGCGACTGCGGCGTTCGACGCGCCAGCACCCCCGCTGATCACCGCAACGACCGGCACCGATTCGACGACCGGTCTGCCGCTCATCGACCTCGCGGTTCAAGGCACCGACAATATCTTGTCGGCTGCGGACGCGTCGTTTGAGAGCGGCATCGGCTCGTGGGTCGCGACCACGAACTGCTCGATCGCGCAATCGACCGGCGAATCCGAAGATGGCAGCTACAGCCTCGCGGTCACCGCGACCGCGACCGGCACAGCGACATGTTCCACCGCGACCGGCACCGGCGGGTACGCGGTCGTCGCGGGGCAGCAGTACACCGGCATGGGCGCGTTCTTCGCGGCGACAACCGGCCGGTCAGTGTCCGTCGGCATCGCCTGGTACAACGCGGCCGGCACGCTGCTCTCAACGTCGACCGGCAGCACCGTCACCGACACGACAACCGGATGGACGCAGGCTCACGTCACCGCGAACGCACCGGCCGGTGCGGCGTTCGCCACCCTGGTCGCCACGATCACCTCAGCCGCCGCATCCGAGGTGCATTACTTCGACGAGGCCGGTATCCGCCCAGGATCGAGCGCGACCTGGTATGCGGGTGGCTTCGTAGGGTCGGCGAGTGTCAGCCTGCTGCGTTCGGATGGGCTGTACGTGCGCGGCGCTTCGGTGACGACACCCCTCGCGTTGCCGGTCAGCGAAACCGTTTCGACGGTCGACGCCGAAGTCATCCCGTACGTCGCGTACAGCTACACGGCGATCGTTTCGGTCACGATGTCCGGCGGGACGGTGCTCGTCAGCGCCGGAACGACCAGCAGCAACGTGACTCTCGACACGTACGAGTGGTGGGAGTTCGACCCGACCGACCTGTCCACCGCGGTCGCAGCGCAGGTGACCCAGTTCAACCCGCAAGTCACCGAGCAGTCCGCGGCGCACCTCGTCATGGGGCAGCAGACGCCGATCGTCGTCGCGAACGCGATGGGTTTGACCGACGGCGCCGCAACGTTTGAGACGTTCGACTCCCCCACCTACGCGGGCCTCACAAAGCTGCTCCGGTCGCAGAAGACGATCTTCCTGTCGTCGCCGTTCGGTGAGTCGTACTACGCGCGGTTCGGCCCGCAAAGCGGCGGCATGTCCGGCGGCATGGGCAACAAGACGAAAGACGCGCAACTGCACCCGTCGACCGCCGCCGCGCCGCACCACGAGACGTCAGTCACGTTCATCGCGCAACCCCGGCCGCCGGTGTAGGGAAGGGAAGGGATAGCGGTGCAGCAGGCGTCGACCGGGTTCAAGGATGCGCTGCGGTTCGGCTCAAACCTGTATATGGCCCGGTTGACCGTCTACAGCGGCGGCGCGGCGACAACCTACGTGATGCCCGTGTCGGACTGTGTGATCACCGAAGACCGCAACGGCGCGCAACGCCGCCAAGGCAGCATCACCGTCGAGCTCATACCGTCGATCCCGCCGCAGGCGCTGCTCCCCACCTCCCCCAGTAGTGTCCTCGCCCCGTTCGGGAACGAGGTCTTCATCGAGGTCGCGGTCCAAGCGGACCCGTCGCAGACGCCGACCGAGTGGATTCCTCTCGGCCTGTTCTCGATGGCCACCACCGTCGTTGAAGACTCGACGATCGACCTGGTCGTCACGATGGACGTGTACGACCGGTCATGGGTGATCAGCCAGCGGAAGTTCCTCGCCCCGTACAACGTGCCCGCGTCGACGGGGAACTTCGTTGACGAGATCGAGCACCTGCTGAACCAGGTGTGGGGCTCGAACCCGCCGCTGCGCTACAACATCACCCCGACGAACGCGACCGTGCCGACCGCCAGCTACAACGAAGGGTCCGACCCGTGGCAGGCGGCGCAGGACATGGCATCCGCAGCCGGCTACGAGCTGTTCTTCGACCGCAACGGCATCGTCGTCGGCTACCCGATCCCCGACCCGGCGGGGCAGCCGATCGTGTGGAACTTCACCGAAGATGACCTGACCGCGCAAGGCACCTACAACCATCCGGTCGGCGGGACCCCGTACACCACCCCGGTCGCGGTGACGGTGACGTTCACCCGTGACCGGATCTACAACGACGTGATCGTGTCAGGTACCGGGCCGCAGAACGCGCCCGGCTCGGCGTCCGGGTCGACTGCGCCGATCCGCGCCGAAGCGAAAGACACCAACCCGTCATCGCCGACGTACTACGCCGGGCCGATGGGTGATGTGCCGAACTTCGTCCAAACATCCTTGGCGACTGACACTGCGACCGCGCAGGCGATGGCCGACAACGACTTGCAGGCCGCGCTCGCGCTCGCCTGGCAGATCACCGTCCACACCGCGCCGAACCCGCTGTTCGACATCGA